TGTCTAGCCATTTGTTATATCGTAACCTGAGGTCTTGCTCCGTTTGTAGTATGACCGTTCGGAGATGCTGTTACTGGAAGCGCAGCAATTCGACGATAGCGATCAGAGAAATTTACACCACTAAGAAAAAGCGGAAACAGGGGAATAAGCTTCCAAAGTACATCAATATATTGTGTTCCGCTTGGAATTGTTTGGACATTTGTCAATAGATTACCACCATCGGTACTTCCACTAACAACGGGGTTGTCAATAGCGCTAAGCCCAGAATCTCGAAATGTAATTCTGAGTGACCAATTTCCGACCGCAGCCGGAGCACCGACGCGATCGGTAAAGTAATTTGAGGCTTCAGTCATAAAGTAATAGTTTTCAGTATTAATATCTCCGGCAGTAAGACCGGTTTGGGTAAAAATATTGATACGTGTTATATCGTTTGTTGAAGAAGGTTGTGGATTAATATTTGTTGGACCGTTAGTATTATCAACAAAAAAGCCATCTCCAGCTGCAATGAATTGCTGCTCAATAATCGACTTAAGAAAAAGGCGACTAGTTGCACTCATGAATCAAGATCTCCAACAAGAGAAAATACTCCATCTGAATCCATTTTCGGAATAAGGGCAGCCCAAGCATTTTGAGTTCGAATTGCGGTCTTGTTTTCTTTCGCCGAGATTTCTCCAGTAGAGTCTGCCGCAAATGTTGGTTGACCTGTTCCATCATGTTTGAAGAAACACGGTTCCTTATTGATAGTTGCAGCCGGAGAATTCACAGTAATTGCCGAAGTTCCTTGGAGATAATAGTAAACATCACCAGCAAAATCAGAATCAGAAAGGGTAATTGTTGTCGAGTCAGTATAGACCTCTCGGCGACCTGCAATCGCTACCCACCTTGAAGTTGATGGTTCAACATCAACGGCCTTGAAAACTTGATTGTTTGCCGAATCCCAAACTTCAGATCCTTGTTCGTATCCTGCCGCAGAATCAAATGCGCCAGAAGTCGGCATACTTGTACGACCAGCACTCTTTCGAAGACCGGTATTATTAAGCTTTGTTCTTACTGACTGAGCGCCTTCGCGATCATTGATACGTGTCATGCGAAATTCCTATTAATGTTAGAAGTATTTATACAATCAGTTAGCATCTTTCCACTCATCTGAATCAATCCAGATACCATTACGATCCTGCCAGTCAGCATATTTAACGACCCAACGATCGGAATCGGAATCACGGTTCCAGATACCACGGTCACCAGTCTCGATGGTGTTATCACCGGTAATGCCAACAGCACCACCAGTATCGTTGATACCCCAGGAATCGTCAGCGGTCGGACCATCAACAGTAGCAAAGTCGTACATATTGTAGTACTGAGCTCTGATCTGACCGATCGTAGCAGAATCGGTGATACCGACGTTTCTTTCGGCGTCGAGGCGTTGAACTTCTCCAGTACCAGGATGCGTAACGAGAATCGACATCGGATCAGAAATAGCCGAAAGTGCAAGAATACCAACACCACCTTCAACTTCGCGAAGATTCACGTCAGAATCTGGAATTGCATCTGGCTGACGTGCGCCAAACGCGAGTCCAGCAACTGTTGCAACACCCGAAATAACGACTTCACCACCAAGATAGTATCCTGCGGGATGAACATATTTCTTATATAGTTCTCGCCATGTCGAAACCGACTGAGAGGATCGAATAAGAATCGAGAGTGTCTGGTAAAGTGCGCCATCTTGAATGAATTTGAGTGACTCATATCCAATCTTGGAATCGGAATCTCCCACAATGAAGAGGTTATCTTTTGGATAGACAATATCAACTTCTTCACCGTATAGAGCTCTGAAGAATGATTTTGCTGACCAAAGCGATCCCTTGATTCGAAAATAGTCTGGAAAGAGTTCAGCGACTTCTCTTGGATCATCAAATACTCCGCCAGAAATACCACCACCGGTTTCTTGAAGAAGATAATCGAGAAGACGAAGAGATACACCAGAAATATCTCTTGCACGGAGAATCTGGCGTATTTCATCGCCGACATTTCCATCTGAATCCATATGCTCATAATAGGTCTCAAGAAGAGTTATGAGTTTTGGGTAATCGGTTTGGAAATGCTCCGGAAGAACCTCGACAATCTTTGGATTTCGATAGTCAAGGCCTCGGCGATCAAAGTCTTCTTCAAAGCGGTTTGTCATAGATTAACTGAGGTTTGTTGTCTATCGATAATTGCAGACGCGAACGAATTGTCCTCATCAATATCGAGATAATAGTTACGAAGTGGAGTGATATTACCATCAGAAGCTGGAGTTGCGGTAATCTTAATGAACGAATCACCTGATGCAATTAGACCAGGGGAGAAGCCAGAAAGAGAAATTCTACCGTTAGAAGCGGTGTATTCTCCGATATTATCGACCTCGATTGTACCATCAAGGCGGATGATTTGAAGTTTGGTATCTGAGAGCTTGTTTCGAATCAAACAGTCGACACCATTATAAGAGAAGATGGTTGATGTGATGCGGAAATCTGTTGCAGACGGAGCAGCAATCGGAACGGGGAAATTAAGAGTATAGTCCGCGGTCTGAGAAGTTGATGATACCGAAGCTTCAGTAATCGGTGTAAGCCTTTGCTGCATCTTTGTCGTAATCAGTGTTGAAAGAATAGCAGGAGAAATTGCATCAATTTCAGTCGCAAGATTTGATTTACGATAGGTGCCAGTGAATGTCTTGAGATTATCATTGACATAATCACGAATGGTCGCGAAGACTTGTTTCTCGACCGTCGCTCGAGTAAGACCTGTCAAGTTTGGATTGAAATTGAAGGTACAGGCAAATTCGAGGAATGTAGCAACTGGATCGACGAATTCAACATCAACCGAAAGAATAGCCAGATTCTCATTAAGATTGTTTGTAAAGTCATTCTTTACTGATTGCTGAGATGATTGTGTGGTGTTATCATCAAAAAGAAGACCGACATATACGACACCATAATTTGGTGGATCATTATCTTCTCCACCCCATGCGATGGCATCCGATACGGGAGCATAGTTTGAAAGAATCGTCGTCTTGTAATCTTCGGCTGTAACAAGTCTTTGCTGAGCCGCAAATCCAAGAGGAGCATTCAAACGAATTGATTCGATACTCTCACGGAAAGCTCCACCATGGGAAACAGCCGAAAGAGATACGGTAAGATCGTAATTGACACCATTGACCGTTACCTGAGAAACAGGAGTAAATGAGTTTGCACCATTTGCGTCAGGGCCGGCAGTTGCAAGATAATCGATCGTGACTTTATTTCCGACCGTTGGTTTCTTACCGGTGGTTATTCCATCACCAAAGTTGAGCTCATAACGACCATTTGGAGTTTCGACGATACGATAGAAAGTCGAGTTCTCATTCACTGAGTTTGCTGAGGCGATGTCAGTATATGCCGTGAAAGTCGAGGTATTGTAAGTGTCGAAGACTTTGACCGTCACCTGTGACGTATCAATGGTCTCGTCTGGAATGATGAAGATCTGTCGTTCATCTTCTTCTTGCACGATGAAGGTCTTGGTCCGAGCCGTTCCCTCGTACACTGGGATGTCCTCTGAGTCATCCGCGGTCTTGAAGATATAGATTCCATCATCATTTGTCGCGACATACTCGGCTTGAGTCTGGAATGTGTAGGAAACACCATCAACAGAAGCTGTAAATCGAGTACCAGCTGGAAGCGAAATTTGAGCTGGCTTAATCGATGCTGAGGAAAGATTCAACGAAAGTTTAAGGTCTGCTCTTGATGCCGCACGAGACCGGATCTTATAGCCAAGTGATGTTGCAATTGAAACGACCGATGATCGAAGCTGGGCCGTGTTAAGGTATGCCTCGTTCAGTGAGAAGTTCGCGATTAGAGCATTGAAATGTGTATTGTATGCAAGAACATCGAGAATATTGTTAAGTCCAGAAGCTTCGAAGTCATAATCTTCGAATTCACCCGATCTTTGAAGGTAAGTTTTAAGGCTTTGTTTGATATTCTCAAAGTCAAGCTGTGATGTCGTAAATGTTGTTGCCATTTATCTGATCCGGGCTATATCTGTTTTGAGTGTGACCGATTCTGTTGTGTTCACGATCTGGAATGTAATTCGAACTCCGATAGAGTTCCTATCTGGGGCAAAATCGATCTCGATATCTTGAACTTCTGCTCTTGGTTCGTAATTCTGAATAGCAGATCGAATAGCTTCTCGAATCTCTTCATCCGACTCGTCGTCAACAAGTTCAAAGATGAGATCTCCGAGACCGCCTCCAAAGTAATTATCAAATGGTTTCTCGCCTGGATTCGTCAGAAGAAGATTCTTTACGGCCTGTTTTACTGCTGCGGCGTCTTTCTTCTTAAAAATGTCACCAGAAGATCTCGCCTCGAAAGAAAGATCTATGTCGAGATAGTTGATCTTTCGAGTCGTTACAAGTGATGGCGTTTGGAGATTGCCATCTTCGATTGCTATTGCTCTTCCCATTGAACTATTTATTCACTCAAGCTGAAGTAATTTCAATCAGCTCAAGTCCCTGAGAGTTATTGTTGTAAAGTGTTTCAAGATTATTAGCATATCGACGATTCACGAGGTTGTAGTTCGTGTCGATTTCCGGCATGACGAGGATAATCTGTGCCGTGAGATTACCAGAAGGATCGAATGTATCATATGAGAGAATGAGTTTCTCAAAATTGATCGTATCCTTCCAGTAATCGGCAAGATCAAAAGTCCTTTCGAGATCTGGTACACCAGCTTCATTGTGAAGTTCATATACCACCGCTTGGCCTTTGCGGGCAAGATCATTGATGGATCCTGATGTAATCGTTTCATTTGGACCCTTCTTGTAGAGGCCTTCAGCTACAATGAGACGATAATCCTTGAACTCACCACGATCTTCTACGATCGTTCTAAGAACCCGAGCATGCATTGAAAGTTGACGGGCAACTGAGAGTCTCTCTTCACGGGTAGGAATATGAGCAAGAGTTGCCTTATCTCCAGTACCACCAAGGAACCGTGCAAGTCGAATACCTTTATTGAGCTCGAGTTTTCCGTTTACGACGGTCGAATCGGAAATTCGATTCACGTCATAGTTTGGATCTGGCACAAACTTGCTAAGATTGAGGTTCTTTGCTGGCTGAATTCTTTCGGTTCTTGCCAGAGTCGCATTGATAGGTTCTGATGGGGAACGAATAGATGCTGTTCGATTTCTGACACGGTCAATAGAAGCAGGAACTGAACGAGCATAGTTATTCGAGATCTTTCCGGCTGAAACAGCATTACCGACAAAGATAGAGTTCGAGAGATTTGCTGGATCTCGAAGTTTTGATCGAACTTCACGGGTCGAAAGTTCTTTATCAGAGACATCACCATTTGCTTCTGATCGGTCAATGGTGTTCTTGAGGAAGTCTCCTTCATCGATCGTGACCGAGACTTTGCCATATGCCGACTTTGTAAGATACTCGGTCATGAGAGTAGCATCAGCATTTGCTGAAGCATCGGAATTGTTAGTAACGCTATATCCTGATGCCGAACCAGTCTGGTTCTCAGGATAGTTCTGAGAGTTCGTAACATCGGCGGTTACAGCCTGATCGGCCGTACCGTCAAGATCTCCATGGAAAGTTTCTCCATAGAACGAAGATCCGTAATGGACCATACCAGATCCACCAAGAGTACCACTTGCCCCAAATGCAGACAAATCGGAAGCAGCCAGGTTCATGTTTTCAGCTGACGCAATGAAATCCTCACCAGACATCTTGTAAGTGGCCGAGACTGAAACCGTGTAGTCTCCTTGTACACTCTGTTGAAAATTACCCTTTACGATTTGGTTCATGCCACCAAGTGAGACAT